TTTTTACCATCACCATAACCACCAGTAACAGCCATTTGATCTTGAAGTTGTTGACCATATTTAACTATTTCATCACAGATACGTCCTGGGACTGCTGATTGAAAATACCAATAATAATTTGTAAGGTTCATCTTTCTATATCTTTCTTATATCAATTATAAAAAAGTTGTCAACATTAAGCTAGTATTAAATTACCTGAAACTGTAAATTTAGCAACAGAAGTACATCCCGGTGTAGGTGTTAACGTATTTGTACCAGGACTTACTGATGCAAAAGGAGTTGCAGCACTTGGTAATTTAATAAGTACAATACCATCAGAACCATTTCCTCCAGCTTGAGATGCATAACCACCTCCACCACCAGAACCTGTTGAAGCAACTGCATTACAACCAGTTGTGTTATTACTACCAGCTCCACCACCACCTGGGCCACCAGATCCTCCAGAGTGATGAGGTGCTCCTGGTTGTATTCCACCTCCACCACCACCTGCATATAAACCATTTGTAGGTCCATAAAAAGGTTGAGGTGCAGATCCAAAAGTTGGTGTAACATCAATACCATTTCCACCAGCTCCACCATTGTTTCCTGGAGCGGAATTTGTAGGTGCATTACCACCAGCTCCTCCGGCTCCACCACCTCCGCCACCTATGGCATAGTTACCTCCGCCATGAGGGCCAGGTATTCCTAATGATAAGTAACCTGTTCCACCAGCATTACCATATCCAGTAGCAGGTATAGGTCCTACGGGTGATTGAGTAGCAGTACCTCCAGAGGTATTACTTGTATTATTACTAGAAGCGTGACCAGCACCACCACCAGATCCTCCAGGTGTACCTGGATTATTATTATTTCCTCCACGTCCACCACCATTTGAGGTCATAGTTACTGGTCCACAAAAAGTCGTATTACCTCCGTCACCTGCAGGATTACCTGCTCCGGCACCACCAACTGTAATTGAAATTGTTTGTCCTGTCTCTAATGGATAAGCTGGTGCGAGCAACGCTCCACCTGCTCCACCTCCACCACCATCTCCATAACCACCACCTCCACCGCCAGCTACTGTAAAAATTGCTGCGTTAAAAGATACAAAAAATTTTGGCCATGTTCCTTGAGACTTGGCACTAAATTGACTTTGCATTGACCATACACCACTTGCTTTACTTAATTCTTTAATACCAACAACACCACTTCCACCAGTTCCAGAAGGTCGGGTATCTCCCATTGTTGAAACACTACCTGCTCCACCACCTCCGGTATTGTCAGCAGCATTTTTGGCTGTTCCACTATTACTAGCATCTCCACCTCCACCATTTCCACCAGTTGCTAAACTTGGGTTAGGAAAAGTCCCCCATACTCCACCGGCTCCTCCACCAGAAACAAATCCAGATTCTCCTATTGAAGGACTTATATAAGGTGAAACATCTATTCCAACACCACCATTTCCACCTGTGCCTGCACATCCAGCTGCACCAACAGCACCAGCACCACCGCCACCGCCGCCAGCATAACCTATAGGTCCCCATTGAGGATGTTGAGGTCCAGCACTGCAATCATAATCTCCAGCACCTCCAGCATTTCCTTGACATGCTGTTCCACTTCCTCCAGTGCCAGCAGGACCAGATCTTGGTCCTATTCCAGGACCAGGGGTAACTCTTCCACCTTGTCCACCACCTCCTGAACCACCAGGTTGTCCATTTACATCACAAACACAATTACCTCCAGCACCTCCACCTACAGCTGTATATGTTGTGCCTGAAACTGTTAGTGTTGCATCATTACCTTTCGAAGAACATATTTGTCCACCATGTCCTGTGCCACCACCTCCAACAACAGCTGGTATACTTGCACCTGCTGTTGTAGATAAACTTTGTTTAATAATGTGTCCTCCAGCTCCACCACCGCCACCACCAGAACATCCAGGAGGACCTGATTGAGTAAGACCTCCAGATCCACCACCAGCTACCACAACAGCATTAATAAGTGTTGTGCCTGGTTGAAGTGCTATAGAACCTGTAGATGTTTTTATTGTGACTGTACATTTTCCAAACGAAGTCTTATTCGTTTTTCCAATTACTCCACCGTTTGATGTACCGCCGCCTCTAGGCATTTAGTGTCCTCCTATTCGGACACCCAAGCTG